GGCTGAAATGATGATAGCCCAGCCGCGACATTTGCTTGATTTCGTCGATTGGATCGACGAGCCATGATCCCACTAACTACGCTTGTACCCAAGCTACCTGCTAACCCACCCATTTATCTAGACTCCCAAAGTATTGATGGCTCTTCTTTAAAATGTAAATGTCCCACTCGTTTTAAAACCCCATGCCTTGCTATATGTAAGTAGTAGTCGTTATCTTTTTTATCGCAATACAGTATAAGATTTAAACTCTTCTTTAGCTCTTTTATTGCGTTAACCCCAGACTCTATTTTTTGCCTATCGGATACATTAGGGAGCCAAATCATATCCCCTAAAAGAACAAGTGGCCCCGATGTTTCTGCAAATAAATAACCATACCTCTCTCCATCTTTAGATGTTAGCGCCCAACCAAAATCATAAGATGTCATGATTAAGTCATAGGCTTTTTCATCAAACTGCCGAGGAGTTAAGTTTTCTTCTATATCCAGAAGTCCGGTTTTATAAGCTACCCATAAATATTTAAAGTCAGATGAATCTAGGTCTCTTATCTTTGGCTTTCTTTTAAGAGTCCTACTTAACTTAGGCTGTTTGTTCGTAGCGTAGGCCGATTTCTTGGATGTCGAGCGTCTGTGTACCATTATATTCTACTTCTAATTGAAATTCTGATGAGCCACTTGGAAGGGCTATTAGAGCCTTTCTTAATCTAGCCCCTAGTGATTGTGAGTAATAATTACTGTCGTTATAATAATAACCCCCACCATAGACTGGTCTTGATGCTGATGCAGGCAGGGTTATAGATATAGACCCGTCACCTAATGTTAAGCCGCCATGCAATATCTTGATAGTTATATCTGTATCTTCTGCTGCCCGATACCTAACCCACCCATTAATATTAAATGAATTAGACCCCAAATCCATTGTCATTAATCGAGTTTTAAATATGGTTCTTATGTCTGTTGAGCCTGCGTCACCAGTCCCAGTCCCTTCCATTCTGTATACATTCCCGCTTGAGTCTCCGAAAAATATATACTCTAATCCATCAGATGGATCTAATACATTCATCACACAAGTAGGTTGAAAGCCAGACGCATGTTGTGTTGTAAATTCTCCCCAAGGGCTTAATCCTGAGCCGATCAATGGCTTATGTAATACCCAAGCTTCTGATCCATCAGATGAAAAACAATACGCTTCTTGAGTTCTGGAGTTATAAGCCAGAGTCCAATCACCGTATCCAGCTATTTGATCGTTAATTTGAATAGATATATCATTCTGCTCTACATCACCATATTTGTCTGTAGCGACTAATGACTCTATCCTACCTTGTCTGCCATATAAAACATCATTACCAACAAAGGATAATGCCTCGTCGCCATCTGCTCCTGATCTTGGGTATAAAGAAGAAAACGCAAAATCTGTCGCATCCTTGCCTGTTAATCGTTGAATAGAGCCTGCGGCAGATGATGTTATAATCTGATCAAACGCCGTTACTGTTCCATTGATGGCTCGGTAATCTGGCTGAATCAAAAAGAAAGGGTCGTCAGTAGCAAGGGAAGATGATGGGCGCTGAGATACAGATATGTTTGTGTAGTCTCCTGATTTCGACCCAATAATCATATGAGGAAAATCAGTGCCGTTATCATGAATATTAGAGAAGATTGCTCTCTCATTATCTATGGTGCAATATTTGGCTTTGAATGTACCGAAGGCTTGGGGGACTTCATCTGTAAAAGAGACTGTGGCGAATGTTGTTCCATCCCACTTCTTAACCTGCTCCTGTAGAGCAAGATCTGTCACAATAACTTCATCTGCTAACTGCCAGTTATGCTCTAGCCTTCCTCGGAGTCGAGCAGACGAGCTTACAGTAGCCTTAGATGCGCTAAAAGAAGATCCTGACCACTCATAAACTTCTGTGCCAGACTGCACCAATAAAGAGACTGTTCCATCAGTTTTATACAGAGTAATGAAGCCATTTATTCTTCCCGCGTTAGGAGTTGTACCAACAAGATCAAACGGCGCTCTCGACCTTAAGGATGATGACTGTGAGTCTAAAACAAAGTTCTGCCCACCAGCCGCCTCCCTTTCATTAATCTCATCTTCCGATGCTACGGTATTTAATCCGCCGCCAAATCTAGCAAGGATTATGTTTTCTTTTGGCCCAAATTTAGTCGGCATACGGGTCTGAGATCCTTCGTGAATAAGCTCTAGGAGTCCAACTACCTCTCAATGGAGACTGCGAAACCAACTGAGCGGCCAAAGCGAATGATTCATTATAAATTCTATCTACAAATTTGTTCTGTATTTCAGCAGCCCATTGTTGCGCTACGGCAGGAATCAAAGCCGTAAACACGCTATCATTAAAAGGGAATGTGTCTGTCGCCAAAGACATTGTAATATCTTTATCGTAAAAATATTCATAAACCTTACCGTCATCGTCTGATGTAGGTATTTTATCTAAATACAACAAACCATCGATAGGAGATATAGCCCCAAGATATGCTAGACCAGTTTCATTTGCTGGGTAGCTTTGTGTGCTCTTCATCCCTAAAAAACCACTTGGGTACTCTTCTATAAATTGCCCATTAGTTGTATCGTGAAGAGGAAATCTTAGCTGAACCAAATCTGAGGCGAGAGAATAATCTCGATCTCCATCAACAAGAGTTATTGTCCCCCTAGCCACCTCGTTAGGAACGGCTTTATCGGTTAGCGAATATAGCTTAAGTATTATCTCATTCCATATACCAACTGCTGTGTCGATATACGGCTGAGATCCCGATGAGGTAAGAGACGTTAAGTCAGAGTTTATTATCTGAGTTCGTCTTAAAACCTTATTAACACCTTCAAGCAGTGTTGCCATCATTCGCCTCTAGTTTTTTAATTAGCATGGTAGATTTATCTGTTCGCTCAGTTGCTATGCCTCTTTCTTTGCATAGTCTTTTTAGCTCAAAATGCTTACATTGAGAATAATCATTTTTAACTTCTGTAGGCTTAGGCTCTGAATAAGCTGGAGCCTCTTGACTAGCAGATGGAGTGTGCGCCATCAAAGCTTCATTTTGTTTTTGTAGCTCTTCAATCTGCTTTTGTAGATCTGTAATTGAAACCGCCTCAGGTTGGTTGACTGGCTTCTTTTTAGGGAAATGGTTTTGAACAATAGTTGAGCCATTCCCGTTTAAGTAATCTTTTTGTAAGCAATACCCATATTTGCCTGATGGTATCCCTTTTAAATTCAATAATTGAATCATTACATCTGATGTTGCTGATGGCGGATACTCTATACCCTCTAGATCCGCAATAGCCCACAATTGATGCCTTTTAAATAAAGTCCATCCACGTCTATTATCTTGTATACTTGCAATCTGCATTTTAATTCCTTAAAAGAATTGGGGGCAAAATGCCCCCGCATCTTAATTTGAGTTAGTTACCCAAATCTGTAGCAGTACAACGGATAGTTTGAGTCCAATTAGGATTCAAGATCTTACCTACGTGCCATGCTTTCCATGCGATTGTTGAAATCTCATCGAACGCATCACCACCAACACTGCCGCGACCATGAGCGATTAACTCAATAGGGCTTGGGTTATCGCCTGCGCGATAGATACCATCGGAATAAGCTTCACCTAAACCAACAGAACCAATAGCTCCTTCACCCCAAATTGATACGTTATATAGATCGGTATCAGTTGTGTTTGTAGATCGCATGCCACTTGGAGCGCCACCCAAGCTAACATTCACGTCAGCATCAGGAGTTTGAATGAATCGCACAGTTGCACCAGCAAGGCCGTAAGAACCTATCTCACCCGGAACCGTATCTACTTGACCCGCGTAAGTCTCAACAGACTTAAAGCCAGTAAGATTAGCGATATCATAAGCCACGTGAGGATGACAAGCACCCCAGAAAGCAGGCAACATTGGGTTTGAGCCAACGTTCTGTGAGCCTACACTCATTGGTGAGAATGTCATCGCAGAATTAACCATCATTGTATTTACACAATAGTTAATATCCGCTGTAGAGATTTTTGCTACAACAGCCGCGTCATTCGCCACACCATTTGCGTAACGAATATCAGTACCGGCATCAACAATATCACGTTGAAGCTGATTTAAAGATCGACCCGCTGAGATAGCTAGAGACCGAACAATGCCGGCCGCTGTGCCGTTAGGGTTAAATAGATCAACCTCTTCATTCAGGATGTAGTATTGACCGTACTTAGCGATAGTAGCAGTGTAGTCAGTGTAAGAAACGGTATCCGCCGAACGACCTTGCAAATAGCTTGCGGTAGTCTGCAATTCAGCAAGAGCCGAAACTGTAGGGCTGATTTGCGTACCGCCAGTGGCCGCTGGATCAGCGTCAGTTGAATATCGACGCCATTTCATAGAGGCCGTACCTGCGTGTTCGTGCAAGATACCTTGAGTTGTACCCGCAAAATATGGGCAGTTTGGTCGAGCATTCTCTAACAACATATCGTTGTATGAGAAGTTGACCGGAGTTGCTACTTCTGTATCAGTAGCGGAAATAGTAGACATAATTAATTCTCCTGCCTACCGTGAACATAGGAGGATTCCTATTTATAGTTACGCATATATTCCTCCCACTGCGCAGCAGTGAAACGTTTAGTGTTAACCTGTTCAACCTCGGTAGGCGCATTAGTTGATGCACTCCGAACCGATTGAGCAACCGCTTGACGGTTAGCCGCAGCTTGTGGGTCTGGTTGACTTTGATACTGGCCTCTTAGCTTGTCGGCAATAACATTAACGACCTGTTTCCAGTCGTTAGGCTTGCTATACCGATTTGCAAAGGCTTCGTTGATCCGTGGATCTCGTCGGCCCTCGCCATGTATAAAGTCTTCAACCACTCTGGGGGTAACATTCAAGTCTTCTACGCTTTGGGTGATTGTATTAACCGCTGAATTAATATCAGCATTAATGCGCTCTTCCTCTGCCTTTGCCTCTTGCGCCCTTAAGCGTTCAGCAATAAACTTGATATCGTCATTTGGTTCTTCTTTCGGTTCGGCTGGGCTAGGATCTGCATCATATTCTGATAGCAAAGATTCTAGCGGATCCTGTACACCAACTTCCTCACCGCCTCGTGGGGCTAGATCGGGATCATCAGTTACGGTTTGGTTCATTTTTCTTATTCCTTAACGTTAAGAATATTTAAAATACGGTCATTCTCGTCGGAACAACCACTTTGATAGACCCAGTAATTAACTTGGTCAGTAGTTGGGATGTTTTGAATACCTTTAGGCTTGTATCTTTTCATCCTTAAAGGTTTCAACTCGTCCACAATCTCTTGCCACACAGGATGTGACTTTAATTCAAGTAAAAAAGCTCTTGCTTCATTAGATAATATTTTCTTGTTTGACATAGTGTTAAACGCTATCCGCTAGGTTAGTTAATGCTTGCCCAGCAGACACATTAGTAAAGTTTGGGTCTGGCTGCTCTTGTTGTTGCAGCTCACTTAAAATTTGATCATCCTCAGTCCAGCCGCCTTCTTTCAGTACAGATATCATTGCAGCGTCTATGGATAATTTACTCTGAGTTCCAGCCTGTTGATGCTGTTGACCAACTTGCTCTATCTGAAGCGCCATTTGTAGTGCGTTTAATTTAGCAGCAGATTTCGCTTGCTCTTCAGCAGGGCCACCAGATCCATGCACATCAAACTCAACTCTGTCTGGTAGTTGTTTTGAGGATATATCAACGAATCCGCCGTAAGGCTCCATATAAACTGTCGACTTCTTCATGTACTTCTTACCTAGTCGGTAAGCTAGTTGAAGCCATCGTTCCATTGGGCCTTTTAGTGAGGACTTAACATAATCCACGGTTCTTATCGTGCCACGAGATATCTCGGCCTCTTTCGCGTAAGCGGTTGTATGGGATACGGTCTGCGCACCAAGTCTAGGTGCATTTATTCCTGTTGTGTCAGCGTATTGCTGAAGGAATGAGGCGTAACTATTATACATAGCTACCGGATCACCAATCATGTGAACTTGAATGGGGCCATTTGCAGGCGTACTAGAACCGGGATATATCTCTGGGCCTCCAAGTGCCGCTGCATGTGGATCATCGCTTTCATAGGTTACAGGTGGATGCGCATGTAGTGAAGCTACTTGATTATATTTATTTAGGGCTTCTACTGCCATGCTTTGAATTGGGCGACCCTTTATTAAAGGCGAAGTCCCATAAGGAGAAT